TGTTGCTGGGGAAGCGCAGAGGATAAGCCATTTACAGGCAACAAACAGGTCGAGTGCGATTACATGCTGTCAGCACTGCGTCGGATGGAGCTGAGAGGCCACCTCAAAGAAGTTTACGACGGCGTGATAGTTAACCGGGCAGCAGAAGGAGCCAACCAATGACTAATAACCAGTTAACCAAAGAGTGGCTGCAGAACCGCATCGCCGACATGGAATCCACCCGCGACGATATCCCGTTTGGATTTGACGAAAGCGGGAATAACGAACTGGCGGCATTCAAGTTGGCGCTGGCCGCAATGGACAGCGAGCCAGATTGCAAGGAGCGAAAACTTTTCTGTTCAACCGATACAGCAAGGATGAGGAAGGCAATCACCGTCTCTGCTGGGACCGATGTTGCGCAGCCCTATCGCCACGCGCAGCCAGCGCTGGTAATTCCTGACGAGATGACAGCAGAGCAGGCATATGAAATAGGATATTACTATGGAGACCCGGTAAACGTGTTTGCACGAGGAGCTAACTGGATGCGTCAGCATATCATTGACTCCACATTAGCAGCCGCCCAGCATGATACCCCCGCTCTGAACTCGGTGCTGAGCGTCGTTACCGTGCCGGGTAAATGGATTCCGGTAAGCGAGCGGATGCCTGAAAAAGGGCAGGCGGTGCTTGTGTACAGGCCTAAAGCGCATGAAGGTGGCGACTCGGATGTAAGGGTTGCTGTATACGGTAGACATAATTTTGAGCATGGTTTTGGTTGCTATTGGGAGCCGTCGCACTGGATGCCGCTGCCAGCCGCCCCGCAGGAGGTTGGTGATGCCTAAATCCCCCGCAGAACGCAAAGCCGCGCAGCGCGCGGCAGTCCGCCGCCGGTGAGCGCAAGTTTGAGGTGGTGCTCGACGAGCAGGAAATGGAGATGCTGGCGCGTAACTGCGCCGCCCGGCGCCCTGGTCGTGATCCCTACGAAATGGCCGAGTACATCGCGCTGCTTATCCGCCAGGATGACGCCCGGGTGCGCGGCCGGATTAACGCCATCAGCAAACGCCGCTGCGGCAAGTGCGGCGATCAGTTGCCGGTGGCATCATGCCCTTGCACTGGTGACTCTCAGTGCTGGGCCACTCTTGGCTGGCACGAAACAAAACTACCGCTGTGACATGTCACGGCAGGTTGACTAAATCCTCGCATGACTATACTGTTTAAATATACAGTGTTTTTTATGTGAGGTTCATCATGGGCTTTCCATCACCTGCCGCAGACTACGTTGAGCAAACGCTAACCGTTTCCCGCCTTTGTCAGTATGACGCCAACTGTCGCGCCCTGGAGACTGCCGCCGGTTATGCCATCGTCGATGTCTGCCGCCGGCCAAAGCAGGGTGATCATGTTCTTATCGCATATGCCGGGAAAACTGAATTCGCTGTTGTCCGTGGCCAGGCGCTGATCACTGATGATGGTGAGGCGCTGGAAGGGGACGCCCTGGACGATGTTGAAGTGCGGGGAGTCGTTACCTACCTGATAAACCGGGCCGGATGGGTGAGTGATGATGATATTCCGATCATGTAACATCGCTGGTGGCATGGTATTATTACCGAAAGGGTAATTATTTTCGGGGTGTTTACCATGCCAAAGGATCCGAAGCGCAAATCAACTCAGTACAAACCGTTGACGGTGATGCAGGAAGCCTACGCCCAGGAGTATGTGAAATGCCCTGAAAATCAGACGCAGGCGGCCATCAATGCCGGGTTTTCCCCAAAGTCTGCCCACGTCAAAGCCAGCACGATGATGCGTGATGAGCGTATCCAGAAACGAATCGCTGAGCTCATGGAGGAGCGCAACAAGCGCCTGCGCGTCAGTGCCGATTACGTGCTGCTGCGCCTGGTGGAAATCGACCAGATGGATGTGATCGACATCCTCGACGATGAAGGCGGACTGAAGCCGATTAGCCAGTGGCCTAAAGTCTGGCGAACGTCGATCAGCGCAGTGGATATAAACCGCATCAGGATGGCAATGAAGGATGACGAGGAAGATATCGAGTCCACGCTGCAAAAAATCAAATGGCCCGACAAGGTGAAAAACCTCGAGCTGATTGGTAAGCACGTTGACGTTAACGCGTTCAAAGAGCGCATGGAAGTTAACGTGAACGTTACCATTGCCGACCGCATGGCCGCCGCCCGGCGCCGCCTGAAAGAGCACCAGGGTGGTGACCAGTGACAGACGCCGCTTTATCCCCGGAAGAACAGCTGATCGACGATATTGCCAGCTTCACCCATGACCCGCTGGGCTATGCGCTGTATGCGTTCCCGTGGAGCGAGGAGGGTACAGAGCTTGCGCACGCCACCGGTCCGCGCAAGTGGCAGGCTGACGCATTCCGCGAGATAGGCGAGCACCTGCAGAATCCCGCGACACGTCATCAGCCGCTAATGATATCCCGCGCATCCGGCCACGGCATCGGAAAATCTGCGTTCATCTCGATGCTGATTAACTGGGCCATGTCCACCTGTGAAGATTGCAAGGTGGTGGTGACCGCTAACACCGACAACCAGCTGCGCACGAAGACCTGGCCGGAAATCATCAAATGGTCGAATCTGGCTATCACGAAAGAGTGGTTCACCTGCACCGCCACCGCGATGTATAGCAACGATCCGGGCCACGACAAACGCTGGCGCGCCGATGCTATTCCCTGGTCTGAGCATAACACCGAGGCTTTTGCAGGCCTGCACAACGAGCGTAAGCGCATCGTTGTGGTATTCGACGAAGCATCCAACATCGCGGATCTGGTCTGGGAGGTTGCCGAGGGCGCGCTTACTGACGAGGACACAGAAATTATCTGGGTGGCGTTCGGTAACCCGACGCGCAACACCGGGCGATTCCGGGAATGCTTCCGCAAATACAAGCACCGCTGGAAGTGCGCGCAGATTGATTCCCGCACCGTCGAAGGCACCAACAAACAGCAGTTGCAGAAATGGGTGGACGACTACGGCGAGGATAGCGACTTTGTGAAGGTCCGCGTGCGGGGGATCTTCCCTGATGCGTCGGAGCTGCAGTTCATCCCTACCGGGCTGACTGATGAGGCGATGAAGCGCGTGGTTACCGCTGCGCAGGTGGCGCACGCCCCGCGGATAATCGGCGTCGACCCGGCTTATTCTGGCGTGGATGATGCAGTGATTTATCTCCGCCAGGGGCTGCACAGCAAAGTGCTGTGGACCGGCAACAAGACCACCGACGATCTGATTATGGCGAAGCGTATCGCCGACTTTGAGGACCAGTACCAGGCTGACGCGGTGTTTATCGATTTCGGTTACGGTACCGGGCTGAAGTCAATCGGTGATGGCTGGGGCCGCACCTGGCAGCTTGTGCCGTTCGGCGGCGCATCGGCAGATCCACAGATGCTGAATAAGCGCGGCGAGATGTTCAACGCCTGTAAGACGTGGCTCAAGCTCGGCGGCGCGCTGGACGACCAGGAGACGGCGGATGACCTGTCAGCTGCAGAGTACAAGGTGAGGGTGGACGGCAAGATCGTCATGGAGCCGAAAGAGGATATCAAAGAGCGTTTGGGCCGGTCGCCGGGCAAGGGCGATGCGCTGCTTCTGACATTCGCCTATCCAGTGGCGAAGCGTTCAGATTTCCCTGCTGCCGGCGGCAGGCAGCCCAACGTGATCAGCGAGTACGACCCATGGGCCTAATCTTTAATGTTTTTTGAATCTTTAATGATATATTCTTTATTTTTTTCATGTTTAAGAAATGCATTGTCAACTTTTGTTTTTAACATATCTAATGCGCTAGCCGATGCCAACGGAGAAGACTGCTGTAGTTTGCTTTGTGATGCAATATCAAGATTGAATTGTGCCAATAAAGATTCTCTTGAGTTTTCAAGCTGGCTAATGCGCTTATTCTTCTCAGTGATAATTGAATTTGCGTCCTCAATATTTGATTTAAGGTTTTGAATTTCTTTATTTAAAAAATTTATTTTTTTACGTAACTCGTCTCGTTCACTGGTAAGCTCGCCCATTCTTGCCTGAGATTCAGTTATTTGTTCTTTCATTGATTGGATATCTTTTTCAGCGCCAGTTTTAACTCTGTCGTAAGTCACGTCATGCTTGGCCTTCAGGCGCTGCAATCGCGTGGAGCGTTGAATCATGCGCGCCTGTTTGAAATTCTCAATCGAATCTGCATTGTCAAGAGGCTTGCTTTGCCATTTCGTTATAGCATTATTAACCCATGGTAAACCAACACATAAAACAAGTGACGAGAATGCGGGTAAAATAATTACGTTCCACCAACTGCTATTTTGAGAAATATATTCTATTTTGTAATAAATTCCGTTGTCAGCAAAAAACAAATAAAGTATTTGCTTCCAGTTAAATGCGCACCATGAAATTGCGAAAGCACCGAATGCAGGGTTCTTAACGCGATTCATTGCTGTGTTGAATGTCGATGTCGTGAATTCTTTAAGTGATTCTAACATGATAAGCCCATATGTTTTTTATGGGAGTATACCGATATGGTAGCGCTCAGTCACCAGGCAAAAAAAATGCCCGGCGAACCGGGCGAAACAGGGATGATGGAAAGTGCCGTCCTTGGCTGGGTGTCACAGGGTTTACAGCATGAAGTCATCGCAATGGCGTCCTGCTGTAAAAAGGGCGGTGGTCAGAAAGGGAATAACTGCCACCGCCAAACTTGCTCTGGTACTACGGGTATCACGGTCATGAGGCGTGATTCTGGTGCAGCATGCAGGATTCGAACCTGCGACCAACCGCTTAGAAGGCGGTTGCTCTATCCGACTGAGCTAATGCCACAACGGAAAGAGCACTGACTTCGAACAGACCTTGGGCACAGGAACGACGATCAATCTCAATGCTCTTACTGTTGTGCCCTCGTCTCTTCCGAGGTGTCACACCGTACCGCCACGATGGTGAGTCGCTGTCGTGCATGCAGGGCATGGCTTGCACATTCCGGCTACCCGCTGGGCCATGTACCAAGGAGCCCCCGGACCGCTATCGACGCATGTGCCATACGCCGGATGCTTTCACACCTGGAAGCGCACTCCGCCATCTGAGTAACGACAAAGCCACCAATGGAAGGGAATGGGGTGCGCTTTCATGTTGTGTTTACCAAAAAGGTAATAATTTATCGTCAAAAGGTCAATACACTACGACAAATAAATCATATGTGGTTAAATTGGTAATAATTTAAACGCGTATGGAGCGCAGCAAAATGTGCATCAGCAAGCCGAAAGTGAGTTCTCCGCAGGTTCAGGCGGCGCCGCAGGTTTCCGATTCTGCTGTACAGAACGCCGCTGATAGCGATCGTCGTCGCCGTGCCGCAGCGGGCGGGCAGAAATCAACAATCCTGACGTCGAGCCAGGGTGTAACGCAGCCTTCTGGCGGCACTCAGGGTAAGACCCTGCTCGGGGCGTAATCCATGGCCGAACTCTCTCCGAAACAGCATTACCTCAAACACCTGGGGCAGCTCAAAAATGAGCGCACCAGCTTTGAGGAGCACTGGCGCGAACTGGCGGAATTTATCGATCCGCGCAGCACGCGCTTTCTTACGACGGAGAGAAACAACGGCAGCAAGCGTAATACCCGCATCGTTGACCCTACCGCCTCCAAAGCTGCCCGCACTCTGCAATCAGGCATGCTGTCAGGTATCACCAGCCCAACCCGCCCATGGTTTAATCTGGCAACGCCGGATCCGGAGATGATGCAATATGGACCGGTAAAACGCTGGCTTGATGTGGTCATGACCAGGATGAACGACGTCATGAACCGCTCTAACGTCTACCAGTCCCTGCCGATTATCTACCGGCACCTTGGTGTTTTTGGTACCGCGGCTATGGCGGTTCTCGAAGACGACGAAGATGTGATTCGTACTCATCCTCTGCCGATCGGAAGTTACTACCTGTCAAACTCGCATCGTTTGTCAGTCGATACCACGTATCGCGTTTTCTCCATGACTGCCCGCCAGATTGTTATGCAGTTTGGCCTGGACAACGTCAGTAACGCCGTGCGCGGCGCCTGGGATAACGCGAATTATGAAGCATGGTTCGATGTGGTCCATCTGACAGAACCCAATATCGATCGTGTGAACGGCAAGCTGAATTCCCGTAACAAGGCATTCAAATCGGTGTATTTCGAGTTGTCCGGAGACGGTGACAAGCTCCTTCGTGAGGCTGGTTTTGATGAGCCGCCTATCCTTTCACCGCGCTGGGAGATTAACGGGGAAGACGTTTACGGGAGTAACTGCCCGGGAATGATGGCTCTCGGTACTGGTAAGGCTCTGCAGCTGGAGCAAATTCGCAAAGCTAACGCGATCGATAAGCTTGTTAACCCGCCAATGGTGGCCCCGACAGGTCTTAAAAATAAGCTGATCAACCTTGCCCCTGGCGGCGTTACTTATGTTGATGAGGTTGATGCTACCAAGCTAGTGCGTCCGGCTTACGCCGTCAGCCCGCAGCTTAATGACATGCTCGGCAGTATTGCTGATGACCGCCAAATGATTGAAGCCTGCTTCTTCTCTGACCTGTTTAACCTGTTCAGCACCATCAACACCAGGAGCATGCCAGTGGAAGCTGTGGCCGCAATGCAGGATGAGAAACTCCTGCAGCTTGGTCCAGTCCTGGAGCGACTTAATGATGAATTCCTTGATCCTTTCGTTGATCGCACATTCAACATCATGGCGCGCCGCAACCTCTTTCCTGAGCCACCGGAAGAACTGCAGGGAACTCCTCTGAAAGTTGAATATGTATCCATTTTGGCACAGGCCCAAAAATCCATAGGGATCAGCAGCGTTGAGCGCTTTGTTGGCTTTGTTGGGAATCTTGCAAAAGCCAATCCTGCGGCGCTCGACAAACTCAATATCGACCAGACGATTGACGAGTACGGAAATATGCTCGGCGTCCCGGCCACGATCGTTAACTCTGATGATGAGGTGCAAGCTACGCGCGAGCAGCGTGCTCAAATGGAGCAACAGCAGCAGATGATGGCTATGGCCCAGCAAGCTGGCGCAACCGCTAAGACCCTGAGCGATACCAACACCGCTGACCCTAGCCTGTTAAAAACCCTCTCTGATGCTGCTCAGCAGCCGGCGGTGACGCAATGACTGATTACCTGAGCGAAGAAGAGCGTGAAGAACTGGCAGCAGATGAGCTCAAAAGGCAGCAGTTACGGCGCGAGAACGAACTTAATGACCTGCGCCTCATCTGCGAGACAGAACACGGCCGCCGTTTCATCTGGCGCCTGATTGAGCAGGCTGGAGTGTGGCGTACGACTTATACCGGTGAGGCGCTCTCGGCAGCCTTCGCCGAAGGAAAACGTAACACGGGACTGAAAGTCTTTTCCGACGTGATGGAGGCGTGTCCCGATCAGTATCTGGCAATGGCCAAAGAGGCCAGCGAGGAATAGCGATGAATTTATTTGAGCGTCTGATGTATCGGCGTTTGTGCAATGAGCAGCCTACAGATGGTGGGGCAGCTCCAGCAGCATCCGAACCATCCCCGACTCCTGCGGCTGAGCAATCTGAAGCAGCGCAACAACCAGCAGCAGATCCAGAACCTTCGCCAGCTGATGGTGATAAACCTGAGCCGACTGGCGATAAGCCAACTCCTTCTGCTGAACCATCGGTTCCAGAAAAATATGAACTAACGGCACCTGAAGGCACTGAACTGGACTCAAAAGCTGTTGAGTTGTTTGAGCCCGTGGCGCGCGAGCTTGGTCTTTCTAATGACCAGGCGCAGAAGCTGGCTGGACTGTGGCCACAACTGCAGGAGCAAATCCAGAACCGCCAGGCTGAGTCGTGGGGGCAGCAGGTTGAACAGTGGGCAGCTGACACGAAGGCTGACAAAGAAATCGGTGGCGACAAATTAACGGTATCCGTCGGACACGCGCAGAAGGCGCTGGATACCTTCGCATCGAAAGAGTTCCGCGAATTCCTTGACTCGACCGGCCTGGGTAACCACCCGGAAATGGTTCGGGCGTTCGCAAAGGTAGGCAAGTTGATGAGTGAAGACAGTTTCGTCACTGGCCAGGGTAACGGATCGCCGAAAAACGATCTGGTCGAAGCGTTTTATCCAAGCAAAAAATAGTGAGGTGTAATCATGGCTTTAATTGGTCAGACGCTGCCTTCTCTTCTTGACGTGTACAGCCGTACCGACAAGAACGGGCGGATCGCTAAAATCGTCGAGCAACTGGCGAAAAGCAACGATGTCATTACCGATGCGATTTACGTGCCGTGTAATGACGGTTCCAAGCACAAAACCACCATTCGTGCCGGTATTCCCGAGCCGGTGTGGCGCCGTTACAACCAGGGCGTGCAGCCTACCAAAACCCAGACCGTCCCGGTGACTGACACTACCGGTATGCTGTACGACCTTGGCTTTGTGGACAAAGACCTGGCCGATCGCTCCGGTAATGCGGACTCGTTCCGCGTGTCCGAGAACATGGGCAAGCTGCAGGGCTTTAACAACAAGGTTTCCCGCTACACCTTCTACGGCAATACCGATGCTGAGCCGGAAGCGTTCATGGGCCTGGCTCCGCGCTTCAACACTCTGAGCACTTCCAAAGCGGCCAGCGCGGAGAACGTATTCAGCGCCGGTGGTAGTGGTTCTACCAATACCTCCATCTGGTTCATGTCCTGGGGTGAGAACACTGCGCACATGATCTATCCGGAAGGTATGGTCGCCGGGTTCCAGCATCAGGATCTGGGTAATGACCTGGTCAGCGATGCTAACGGCGGTCAGTTCCTGGCTTACCGTGATGAGTTCAAATGGCATCTCGGCCTGTCAGTCCGTGACTGGCGTTCGATCTCGCGCATCTGCAACATCGATGTCACCACCTTGACCAAAGATGCTGCAACCGGCGCCGACCTCATCAGCATGATGGTTGATGCGTACTACGCGCGTGATGTAGCAATGCTGGGCGATGGTAAAGAGGTCATCTACTGCAACAAGACCATCCATGCCTGGCTGCACAAGCAGGCTATGAATGCGAAAAACGTTAACCTGACGATCGACGAATATGCCGGTAAGAAAATCGTTTCTTTCCTGGGTATTCCGATCCGTCGCGCTGACGCCATCCTGAATACTGAATCAGCCGTAACGGCGTAAGGGGGGATCATGCTGCTCGACCAGCAAGCGCTTTTTTCCGCAGCTCAGGCCATTACGGCCACGGCTGCTTCGACCAACGTCATTGATACCGGCAGCAATAAAGATGTCGGTAAATATGGCGATATCCCGCTGCTTATCCAGGTGGTTGAAGGTTTCAACAACCTGACCAGCCTGACTGTGACGGTGCAAACCGATGACAACTCTGCATTCAGTTCCGCTGCGGACGTGCTGTCCATGACGATCCCTCTGGCGTCTCTGGTGCTGGGCTATAAGTCGCCGGTTATCACGTTGCCGATGAAGATGGAACGCTACATCCGTCTGAACTATACGGTGACTGGTACTGCGCCGACCACTGGCAAAGTCACTGCGGGTATCACCGGAGGCGTGCAAACCAATGCCTGAGTACAAAGTCGCTAAGCGGTCATTCATCAATGGCCGCCTGCATGAGCCGGGCGACATCGTTACCTACGACGGTGAGCCGGGAAGTAATCTGGTTTCCGTTGATGCCAGCCTGAGCGAAAAGATTGTCCCGGCCAGTGCAGAAGAGTTAACCGAGCTCGACGATTTGCGCAAACAGTATGAAGAAATGTTCGGCGAAGCGCCGCATTTCAATACCAAAGCGGAAACTCTGAAGGCGAAGATCGCCGAAAGGCGAAAAGAACTCGGGGTGTAAGCCCTCATAACCAAAGGGGCGAAAGCCCCTTTTTAGTTGGTGGATGATATGGCATCAGTGATCAATATCTGCAATATCGCGCTGGCACGTATAGGCAACAGCCGGACGATTAATAGCCTCACCGAAAAGACCAAAGAGGCATATACCTGCAACCTGTTTTACGAGTCCATGCGCGACGCAGTTCTGGCAGACAACGACTGGAACTTTGCCATGTCGCGCGTTGTCCTGGCTGACCTTGGCGACCCTGCGCCGGGATGGTTGTTCCGGTATCAGTACCCGACCGACTGCGCACGCATAGCTGCCATATTACCGAAGTGGTTCACTGGGTCTCATATCGTTCTGCAGGATAAGCCTGTTTTTGAAGTTGGCAGCAATGAAGATGGCACTGGCCGCGTCATTCATACCAATGAGTCTCAGGCGGTACTGCTATACGTGAAAAGCATCACTGACCCGACGATGTTTGATGCCCTGTTCGCTGATGCGCTTTCGTGGCGTATGGCGGCAGAGATAGCCATGCCGATCGCGGCAAATGCCAGTCTCGGTCAGCAGGCAATGGCCAATTATCAGCAGGTGCTTACGGCGGCCATGCAACGCTCTCTGGATGAGGCACATGAACCGCAGCAGGCGATGTCTGACCTTGCCAGTGCGAGGATCTGCTGATGGCCTATTCACTGGTGCAACCGTCGCTTGCAGGCGGCGAGATATCGCCTTCTCTGTATGGTCGAATCGATCTTGAAAAATACCAGACGTCATTGCGCCGCTGCCGCAATTTCATCGTCCGGCAGTCAGGCGGCATTGAAAATCGTCCCGGTTTCCGGTTCCTGGGGAGCGCGAAATATGCAGACCGTTACTGCCGGCTAATACCGTTCCAGTTCAGTGTATCGCAAACCTATGCGCTCGAGCTCGGTGATCACTATTTCCGTGTCTGGTCTAACGGCGCGCTGGTTACGGACGGCGGCAGCCCTGTTGAAGTTGCTACCCCATGGCCGGTGAGCGTCATCTCTGAGCTGAAATTTACACAGTCTGCCGATGTGATGACAGTGTGCCACAACGATTATCCGCCGCTTGAGATCCGTCGTTACGGAGAGGCTGACTGGCGCACCGCCGCAGTGACAACAACCAGCGGGCCATTCCAGGACCTGAATACAGACGACTCGGTAGCTGTGTACGCCTCAGGCCGAACTGGATCCGTAACGTTGACTGCCAGCAGCCCGATTTTCAAAAGCCAGCACGTGGGAAAACTGTTCTACATGGAACAGAAAGCGGTAGATAGTGTTGGTCGGTGGGAAACCGATAAAGACATCGGGATCGGTGACGAGTGCCGATATCAGGAGAACTTTTATCGCTGTGTTGACGGCGGTTCTAATGGCACAACTGGCACTGTTGCTCCGACCCATACAACGGGAGATTCCTGGGATGGCTGGGGTCTTGGTGGCCGTAACGGTGTGCTGTGGCGCTATCTGCATAGTGGTTTTGGCGTGTGCCGTATTACCGCCGTCGCCGGAGATGGACTAACTGCAACAGCCGACGTTGTGCCACGTCAGGATGGTGAGATCGAGCTGCCAGCGCAAGTGGTAGGTAGCACCTTCGCCACTTACAAATGGGCGCATTATGCCTGGAACGATACAGACGGCTACCCGGGTACAGTTACCTATTACCAGCAGCGGCTGATTTTCGGCGGCAGCCGGGCATTTCCTCAAACTATATGGTGTAGCCGTACCGGTGATTATCACAACTTCTATCGCAGCAACCCGAAGGTTGACGACGATGCGATCACCTATAACTACGCCGGTCGCCAGCTGAACAAAATCCTGCACCTTCTCGATGTCGGTCAGCTTATAGTGCTGACCAGCGGCGGAGAGTTCAAGGTGACAGGCGACAGCAACGGCAACCTGACGGGAACCGGTGGCTTTGCGATGTCCGGTCAGTCGTTCAACGGTAGCAGCGATCTGGCACCAATCAACGTTGGCAGCGTTGCACTGTACGTTCAGCAGAAGGGATCCATCATCCGCGACCTGTTTTACTCATTCGACCAGGACAGCTATCAATCCAGTGATCTGACCCTCCTTGCCAGCCATCTGTTTAACGGTTACAGCATCAGAGACTGGGCTTTGTCTGTACAGCCGTTCAGCGTTGCATGGTGTGCGAGGAGTGACGGAATGCTGCTTGGCCTGACTTATCTCCGCGAGCAGCAAGTATATGCCTGGCATCCGCACCCGATGACTAATGGCTATGTCGAATCGATCTGCAGTATTAGCGAAGGGCAGGAAGATGCGGTCTATGCGCTTATTCGCCGTACGGTGAATGGATCGACAGTTCGTTATGTTGAGCGACTGAACACCAGGCAGTTTACAGAACAGCAGGATGCATTTTTCGTGGATTCTGGCCTGTCTTACAGCGGAGAAAACACCGACTCTTCACGCACATTGACGATCAGTTCCGCCGGGGGCTGGACCTACCAGGATGAATTCACGCTAACGTGCAGCTATGCAATCTTCGACTCATCGAGCACTGATTACGAGATCCATATTCCCTACACCGAAGGCGGTGTCAGCAAGTCGATGCGTTTGAGCATTGCTGGTGTTATCTCATCAACAGTGGCTACCGTATTAGCAAGCCGTGATGTGCCGACAGCGCTGCGCAACACTGCGCAATCAACCTGGTCGATAGCACGTCGGACATTTGCGGGACTGTCTCACCTCGAGGGGCAGACGGTTAGCATTCTTGCCGACGGTAACGTTGAACCTCAGCAGGTTGTATCAGGCGGCGAAGTGACGATCGAAAACCACTCGTCAGTGGTGCATATCGGTTTGCCGGTAGCCGCGGTTATCGAAACGCTGGACGTGAACGTTGCAGGGCAGTCTACGCTGCTGGATAAGACCAAACTTATCAATCAGCTTTGTGTAATGCTCAACAGCGGGCGCTCGGTTTGGGCAGGAACAGATGATGCTCACTTACTGGAGTATACCCAGCGTGAGTGGGAATTCTACGACGACCCGGTAGGGCTAAAGACGGGCATCATCGATATGAACCTCGATGCAAACTGGGAGCGTAACGGGCGGGTTGTAATTAGCCATTCCGATCCGCTGCCGCTTGGCATTCTGGCCATTATACCGCGCGTAACGGTAGGAGGCTGATATGCGGAAAGTTGAGATAGTCAGCGTTACTGACGAGCATATCTGCGCCATTCTCCCGCATGTCCGACAGGCAGACCACGATGAGTTTATGGCTGCCGCCGGGATGACTCCGGAGGAAGTCATCAATCGCGCCATGAAAAGCGCTTCGGTAGCCGCTGCAGGGATGATTAACGGCCAGGTGGTAACCATCTTCGGTATATCTCCTGCATCGATCATCACCGGGCGCGGTATTCCGTGGCTTGTAAGCACTGACCACATTGAGCATCAGCCGCTGACATTCCTCCGCCATTGCCGACCGATTCTTCGTGACATGTCACGCGGATATCGCGTGCTTGAAAATTACGTCGATGCGCGTAACCACGCAGCAAAATCCTGGCTTCACTGGATGGGGTTCACCCTGGCAGATCCTGAGCCATACGGATTGATGAGAATGCCTTTCCACCATTTCATTAAGGAAATAGCCCATGTGTGAACCAGCTACCGCAGCACTAGCCGTAACCGCAGTTGCTGGCGGTCTCAGCGCTTACAGCCAGATCCAGACAGGCCGCGCTAACGCCGCGCTGGCGAACGCGAACGCTGACGCTCAGGAGCAGGCAGCCCGCGACACTATCAATACAGCTAATGACCAGGCATATCAGCAGCGGCAGCAGGCCCTGAGGGTTGCCGGACAGCAGACCAATGCTCTGGCGGCTAACGGCGCCGACCTGACGAGCGGTAACGCATTGGACCTGACAACTGAAACCATGCAGCAGGGCACGCTCGACGCGCTGACCACCATCAACAACGGCCAGCGACAGGCCGCCGGGTTGCAGTTCCAGGCTGATACCAGCCGAGCGCAAGGGAAAATTGATAAGCAGTCCGGAATGCTTGGCGCAGGTTCAACACTGCTCAACTCCACGCTGACCGGTCTTAATGCATACAAGACGCTGGGCGGTACCTGGAAGCCGCTTTCCGCTAAGTAAAAGGAGCTGACTATGCCAACCGTTCCGCAATATCAACGCCAGAGCCAGACGCAAACCGCGCCGGTGATGACGAGCAATCTTCGTGTCCCGGAAAATCCGCTGGTGCAGGGCATCCAGCAGGCTGCAGATACGTCGATCAATATGATGGCTGATGCAAAGCGCAAGGCTGATGTAGCGCTTAGCCAGGATGCCCTGCTGCAGTTTAATCAGTTCGGTGATGACCAGTTCAACAATCCTGACAATGGTCTGATAACGAAGCAGGGAAAGGCTGCGCTCGGGCAAAGCGATGTCGTCATGCAGAACATGCAGCAGAAAGCTCAGGACTTGCTGGGTACCGTGCCGGATGGCGAAGCCCGTCAGCAGTTATCTTTTCAATTGCAGCAGTCGATGCAGTCATTTCACAACCAGGCCCGCCGGTATGAGGTTGGCCAGTTCCAGCAGTTTCAGGATCAGGCGTTTACTTCTGGGAACTCCCTGGCCGTAACTCAGTCCACCGGTCTTTATAACGATAACCAGGCCTTCGTGGGTCTTGCCAAACAGCGTTTTGATGCTATTGATCAGTATGCTGATGCTCATGGCATGCCTGATGAATGGCGCGTGCAGCAGAAAACGCAGCTGAAGGAGCAGATGGGGCAATCGGCCTGGGTCGGAAACATTGCTCAAAAATACAGCGAACTACTTCAAACAAATGGCGAACCAGGAGATCTTGATGGTGTTGGCCGCGTTGTGGCTCACGGTAACTCTGGCGCAGCCAGGGGCCTGAGGAATAACAACCCCGGTAATATTGAAGCAGGTTTAAACCCCTGGGAGGGGCAGACGGGGAGTGATGGCCGTTTTGCTACTTTTGCGACGCCCGAGCATGGGATCCGTGCGCTGGGTAAAAACCTGCTTTCGTACCAGCGGCAGGGATACGACACCGTGAGCGAGATCGTTAATCGTTGGGCGCCGGCCAGCGATGGCAATAACACCGATGCTTATATCAAGGCGCTGTGCAGCGCCCTTGGTGTGGGAGCTAATGACCCGCTTGATGTGTCCAACCCTAAAACCCTTGCAGCTTTGTGTGCCGGTATTGTTAAGCATGAAAATGGCAGTGTCCCATACAGTGCTGACCAGCTTGAAACTGGCGTGTCGGCTGCGCTCGGGTTAACTAACCTTGATTCACCAAAGCGCTATACGGGAAATGCCGCTTTTGATGCTATGAGCCCTCAAATGCAAATGCAGGCATTGAGGCAGGCTAACGAGCTTAATAACCAGTACCGTCAACAGTATGCTGAACAACTTAGCTCTGTAGTGAAGGATGCATATTCAGCTCTTGATGAGGGGCTTAGACCGGCTCAATTACCTTCTGAGGCTGATTTTATCCGGGCTAATGGCCCTCGCGTTGGGGCGTTGAAATGGCAAGATATGCAGGCGCAGATACAATATGGCGGCGTAATTGGTGCAGCTAAGGACCTTACCCCTGAAGGACGACAGGACATTCTTGAGCGACTTCGCCCACAGGATCCAAATGCTCCTGGCTTTGCAGCTAACCAGCAACGATGGGAGAAAATGCAGAGCAAATTTAAGCAAATGGATACAGAGTGGCAAGCACAACAGGGGCGCAACCGCTTAGTTTCATCCTTGCAAAATAACTTCCCCTTAGATCCTAACGACAAAAATAACCAGGCAGCAGTGGACCATTACTTTGCTCAGGATATTGCGCCTTCGTTTTCGATATCTGATCCGCAGAGCATCAATGCGCTGGCCACCGTCACAACTAAAAGCGGCATGATACCAACGCAGGTCAAAACTATGCTTAACAGCGGAGCAACCTCAAGAGATCCTGCACTGGTTGTTCCTATGGCAAAATTCTACGGCCAGTTATTCGATAATAACCCGGCGGCCGCGGCAACCCTTGATAAGGGAACGATGGCATTTTATGGGAAGGTTTACGATTATTCCCGCGCTGGAGTTCCGGAGGATAAGGCTGTGGACATGGCATATAGCCAGGTATTCCAGCAGGATGACCGGATGAAACAGATGCTTTCCACTGCCATGCGAGACAAAAAATATGTCGCCGCACGGACAACTGCTGCACAAAACAATGCTAGCAGCCTGACCTCATTTGGTTCGTGGTCTCCAGACATTACCGATCCAGGCAAATCAAATGCGGCCTATCAACGTGATTACCAGACAATTTACGATGCAAACTTTGCACAGACTGGGGGCGATGCAGACCAGGCTGAGAAAATGACCAACGCCATGATCAGAACCACATGGGGAGTTTCTACTATTAATGGTAGTGCAGAGGTTATGAAATATGCCCCAGAAGCGCTTTATGGGGTGAACAGTGGATCCGGTAACTGGATAGAAGGCCAATGGTATCAGGAGAAAAACGAGCTTAAAGCTAAAGCTTTTGGTGGTGCTCGTAGTGATACTGATTTGGTTATCGTTCCTGATGGTGTCACGCCAAGAGATAAAAGCTATGCGGTCATGGTGAGACAGAAAAATCAGGACGGTTACGATGATGTCCGTCCGTATTATGGTGAGAATGGGCTTCCCGTTCGCTTCAAACCAGATCAGCAGACATCTCCGATGTACAGGCAAACCATGCAGTTCCAGCAGCAACGAGTCGATGAGGCTAGAGTGAAGCGAGAAGGAAATCCATTACCGCAGTTCAGTAACAATGAAGGCTATACGCCGCCAGATCTGACTAAGCCTTTTGGCTATGGTTCAGCCAATAACCTTCCTAGCAACATTTACGCAGGGGGCAAATAATGCCGACGTATGAACAGGATCCGAAAGAGTTGCTTGGCGAGGACATTCAGCAGATAGCCACGCCAGATGACAGCGATTTTTATATGGAAACGCCTTCTTTGCTCTCTGCCGTAAATCCATTTACCAGCGATCAGCGCGTTCAGCAATCCAGGCAAGCAGCTTTCCGCATAGATAACTCCCTGGGTAGTTTTATCGCCAGCGCTCCGTTCAGCCAGTTTGACCGAGTTGACGGCTATAACCCGTTTGATAATGATGCCGCAGATATTAAAGGCTATGAGGACTTTGCTGATTCATTTATCAACTCCGGATCGCCAGAGGAAACTCTTGCTATTAAGCACCGCATAGATCAGCAGAAGGCGGACAGGGAATATCTATCCGAGGTCGGAGGCGCAGGAACGATTTCAAGTCTGGCAATGGGAATGATTGATCCGGTTAACGTCGCTGCGATGTTCATTCCTGCCGGAGCCGTGGCCCGCGGCGGGAGCATAGCAGAAACAGCTGGGCGCTTTGCCTTAGCTAACGCCGCAGGCGGAGTTGCGTCAGAAGCGTCATTGCAGGCGACGCAGGAAACAAGATCGGCGATGGAGAGCATTTCAAACGTAGCGGTTGATGCGCTTGTTGGCGGTATTCTTGGCGCTGGCGCACAGGTTCTTGCAGGGCCCGCTCAGCGCTCCGCTGTTGCTAATGCCATTGGTGAAAATTTGCGGGGCATGGACTCTCCGCAGAGCATTGGCGCCGCGCAGGTGTTCAATACGACGCTAGATCAGGAGCAACTAGCTGGGCTTGGTCTCGCAAATAAAACACTCAGCGTCACGCCTGCTGGCCGGCTGGCTCAGTCTCCATCACTGGTTTCCCGACAGATAAACCAGCAACTGGCTGAGAATAACTATTTCTTTGCCAAAAATGACGAAGGCCTAGCTACATTTACGGCAGCAGAAACAAAGATTAAGCAATACGATGCCATGCTCTATAAGCAGATGGAAACCACCCGAGACGCTTATCAGCAGTACAGCAAGTCCGTCAGCGCCAGCGGTGCGAAGAGGATGAACTTTGTAGATTTCAATGAGGCTGTGGGCATGGCTATGCGCCGCGGCGATCAGAGTGATATTCCTGAAGTGGCGCAGGCGGCCGCCAGTATTCGACCTATTTTCGAGAGCACAAAAGCCCGTATGCAGGAGCTTGGGATCCTTCCGGAAGATGTCGATGTTGTGACGGCACAAAGCTATCTTCCACGTATTTATAAGTTCGACAAGATACTTTCAGACCGCACTGAATTCAGGGGGAGGATAGCCAACTGGATACAGGGTATTAGTGCTAAAGGAGCTGATAAAGCCGGGCAGAGAATTGAAAAGATAAATGCAGGTCTGAAAAATGCGGAGGAATCAGCGCCGCGCGCTGAGGCCCTGGCGAGTGATATCGCCGAAGCCGAGAAATGGTCCGGGAAAAAAATCCTACTCATGGAAGAGCTGGATAAACGCAATAAGCTCATATCTCAGGAAGCTGACACACAGGCGCGCCTTACCAGAATAGAAAAACAATTGGCTGATACTTCATCAGAAAGACTTCAGGCCAGAATGATGAAAGAAAGCTCTGATCTTAAAACACGGCTTGATGATATAGCTCAGGCTAAAGAAGAGCTTCCGGTCTATCAGCGCCATATGGAGTTGCTGGATAACCCACGGAAATACCGTTCTGAGCTTCGCCGACTGCAAAAACGGGCAAATTCAACCACAAGGCTGAATGCAAGCCGCGAGCGGGCTCTAAAGCAGATGGAACCTCTATCCCGAGAGGAAGCAGAGGACGCTGCTGACGAGATCGTGAATAAAATAATCGGCGCACCTTCCGGGCTTGTTCCTGCCGATATTATCCCGGAGAGACTCGTTGGCCGGGCTGGTTTCACCAAAAGCCGAACTCTGCTTATTCCCGATGAACGTATAGAGGATTTCCTGGAGTCAGATGTCAATCACATCATGGAAAGCTACCTCAGGCAGGTGGCTCCGGAAATCGAACTGACTGCGCAGTTCGGCCGTAAAGACATGGGGGATCAGATTCGCCAGGTTAGCGAAGAATATACGCGGCTGATCAAAGAGGCGAAAACGCCTAAACAACGCGCTGCGCTTGAAAAACAACGCGAAGCAGATATCAGGGATATAACTGCAATGCGCGACCGCCTTCTCGGTACCTACGGCGCCCCGCAGGATCCTCGCAGTTTCTTTGTTCGGGCTGGGAGGGTTGCAAGGAATGTTAACTTCCTTCGCCTGCTTGGCGGCATGACCGTCGCTGCGGCAACTGATCTGATGCGGCCGATGATGCAGCATGGTCTGCGTAAATCTCTCGGTCCTATGGCCAGCATGCTAAGGAACATGGATGCCGTAAAGATCGCCACAAAAGACCTGCGCGAAATGTCTGTTGGCCTGGAGTACGTTCTTTCAACGCGAACCAAAGCTATTGCCGACCTGACCGATCCCTACAGCCGGCGCACTGCATTCGAGCGAGGTCTTAACTGGATGACGCAAAAGTTTGGGAACTGGACATTGATGAACCAGTGGAACAGCGTGCTTAAATCGTGGTCAGGAATGATTGTGCAGTCGAGGATACTTGATGCGGCTCGGCAGATATCCAGCGGCGGCGAGATAGCCAAAACCGAATTACGCAAGATGGCGCAGGTTGGTATCAATGAGGATATGCTGCGGCGCATCGGTGAGCAGTTCGGTAAGCACGGCGAGGATATGGATGGACTTCTAACCGGCCACAGCCACTTGTGGGACGATCGTCACGTTAGGGAGATATTCCAGGCCGCGGTGCTGAAGGATGTCGATTCGGTGATTGTAACCCCTGGCGTTGGCGATACGCCGCTGTTCTTCAGTAAAGAGGGGTGGAAGCTGATCACACAGTTCAAAACGTTTATATTTGCTCAGCATAACCGCGTTCTGATATCTGGCATTCAGCAGGGCGATGCGTCATTCTATCTGGGCGCTCTGGGTACTGTCGCACTCGGGTCTATGGTCTATATGATGAAGCAAAAGCTTAGCGGTCGTGACATAGATTACAGCTGGAATAACCTTGTGAAAGAGGGGATCGACAGGGGCGGCATGCTGGGATGGTTGTCAGAGCCGCTGAACACCCTTGAAAATGTAAGCGGCGGCAGGTTTGGTCTTGGCGCGATGTTTGGGGCGCCGCCGGTATCCAGGTTCCAGAGCCGCAATGCTATAGGCGCATTGCTTGGGCCTACGTTCGATCTCGGTGGTGATGCTGCAACGGTGGCTCATGGGGTACTGAACGGGGAATTTGACAGCCAGCAAACCCACGCGGTCCGTAAAATGCTACCATTTCAGAACCTGTGGGCGATATCACCGTTACTAAACAAAGTTGAAGAGCAGATGAAATAGAATGAAAAAAATAAAATTATTTTTTGGCCTTGTAATTTCAATGGTCACTGTAAATGCTACAGCAGCTAGTCCATCGCAATGCAATAAAGATAACTTTAATGCATGCAAAACGTGTGAACAATTATCAAAGGCTATAGACTTAAAAGAGCCTAATCGCGGCGATTACTATAAAGGAGCTTTATGGAATGGGCTTTACGCCTCTTATGTAATTAATTGCCCGGTGGTTGCTGAGAAGTTACTGAGCAATGGTGCTATCCCATCATATGGAGGTTACATGGGATCAATGGGGGCGGTACTAACAGGTAAATGGCCTCATAACAATGAATCAATAAATCTTTTATGGGCTGATTTGCTTATAAAACATGGGCTTGATGTTAATGAGCATACAGGCGATTATAAATCAGCCACTGAAGTATGGGCTGTAAATGAAAAGCAGATCGAATATAAGTCAGTGTTTGATAAGCTAATTAAATCTGGTGAGGTAAAACCACTCGAACCTTCAAGAAATTTAGAATGGTGTGCATCTGAAGAATATCGCTCAGTTGTCGTTTATTCCCTTAACTCATGTATAAAAAACTCCATAAAACGCTTGGATGATGGGGTTTCTTCAGCGTCTGATATTTCATCAGCAGCCGTAAACTCTTGTGCTAGTGATGTAGAAAATTTCAAGAAACATGTGGCATGCAAATCCGCTGTTAAAGAACAGTCTGACAAAGAGAGAGTCGACATTTACCAGCTGTTAATCAGTGATAGTAAAATGAACAAAAATATTATTGATTTGTTGAAGGAAAGGAACATCGAAAAAGTTCTTGAATTCAGAGCAGAAAATAGAACGTCGAAAATTTCACAGTGATCAAACAGGCCGCTTTCGCGGCCTTAATTATCACTGACCGCCGGGGCGGGAGTCAGCAGAACGGCCGCCGCAGCGTGAGCCGTCAGCTGCAGTATCATCAGGATGCTGGCAGTTACCAGCGAAAGCTTGTGTAGCTGAACCCAGAGACAACAGAACAAACAGCACTGCTAATGCTTTTTTCATTTTCACTTACCATGTGTAGACCACTGAACCGTGGCTTTATGATTGTAGCGCTGTGCTCAGATTTCATCCATCAAAAAGCCCGTGGCCCGGGCTATTCTTCATCAGGTTTTTCGTTATTCTCTGGCTTCTTTTTGATGATTGGTTTTTGCCTAAGAACAAAAATACAAGCTACTGCAACTACTATGCCGATGACCGTTCCTGCCAACACTTCATGCCCGGTCAGGCCTAAGACGGTGGCACAACCGACGGTAAAGATTGTAGCGCCTAGACCGTAGTGCTGTCCTCTTTTATCCCTGTTGATGGCGCCATCAAGTGCTTTTTCCTCCATCTTATGCCTGTGAGCAAATTCTCTCTCCGTTAGTTGAAAGATACGCTCGGGGGCATCAGGTAAGATTTCCTGATACCCACGTAAAAGATATGGAGGAGGTAGCGGGCCTTGAAATGCGTGGTGAGCAACAACGATTTCTTGAATTTCAGGCCTGTCGAGCACACGCGAAAAAGCATCCGGATGTTCAATGATCTCTTTACTTAGATCTTCCTCGACTTCTTCAAATTCGGGGTTATCGCTTTGTTTGCCAGTAAAGTCTGGCGTATTTGTCGTATCTTGGGGAACTTGATTTTGGTGTTCCGGCAGCATCAAGACCTTCCTTATGTAGAGTTACGGCAAACATCTTTCCTTGAGGGGCATCAACTCTTTTCCCATCTTTTATGATGTACTTTTTATAAATGGTCGTTGCGGACCTACGTAAGATCGGAAGAGCACACGTCTGAACTCCAGTCACGTATAACA